GCGGCTCGGGCACTTCGGGCCGGATGGAGCGCGCGTGAGCGACTACGCACAAGACGCGCGCGACGCCGACGAGGCCTTCCGCGAAGACGGCCAGCTGCTGATGCTGACCTTCAAGCAGCCGGGCGCATACGTCGGAGGCGCGGTAGTGCCGGGCACACCGATCATCAAGAAAGCATGGGGCATAGAAACCGGCGTCACCGCGCACGACCTGGGCGTCGGGACCATCAACGGCACACTGATCAAGTCCGGCGACCGCAAGATCCTAATGTCAGCCTTCGACGAAACCGGCGCCGCACTGCCGCCGATGAAGGATGACGACCTGGTGTTGGCCAGCGGTGTCACCTACAAGGTGAAGAATATCGACAAGGTGGCGCCGGCCGGCGTGGTCGTCATGTGGCAGTTGGTGGCGCGCATCTGATGGCGTCGTTCTCGCTTCAAATTGCGGAGTGGTGCAAAAAAGTTGGCACCGACCTCGATTCGGCGGTGAAGTACTGCGCGCTGGCAGTGGACGGCAAGCTGATGTACCGCTCGCCGGTGGGCGACCCGACCACATGGAAGGTGAACCCGAATAAGCCGAAGGTTTTCGGCAAGTTCAGCGCGGCCGGGCCGAAGGCGAACTGGCAACTTGGCTTCATGAGCAAGGGCTCGTCGACCTACCGCATGTCAGGTGCTGGCTACGTGGGCGGGCGCTTCCGCGGCGCATGGATGGTGTCGATCGGTGCGCCGGACAATACCGTGGGCACTGTGCTTGATCCGAGTGGGAACGTCACGCTGGAGGCGCACAAGGCCATTCTGGCGGCGGCCAAGGCCGGCGACGTGATCCACTTCCGAAACAATTTGCCTTACGCGGAACGGCTGGAAAAGGGCTGGTCGAAGCAGGCCCCGCTCGGCATCGTCGCCCTGACGGTCGTAGAGTGGCGCACCATCGTTGACAACGTCGTGAACGGAATCCGTTCGGGCACCAGCGCTGAGGACTTCGCGCAAGGCTTCAAGACCTATTCACTATGAGCATCCCAAACATACGAAATGCGCTGGAGGACGCGCTGGCGAGCATCACGCCAGGCATCGATATCGTGCACGAGAACAGCGAGCGATACGAGCCGCAAGACGACGTGCCGTACTGCGAGGCCTACTTGCTGGTCGCCGAGCCGAGCAACCCGGTGGTGGGCCAAGCTTTCCACCGAGAGGCTGGAATCTTCCAGGTTGATCTGCAATACCCACTGTTAGCGGGCACGTTGCCTTGCGCACAGCGCGCCGAGCAGCTGCGAGCGCTATTCAAGCGAGGCTCTGCATTCACCGACGGCGGCGTAACCGTACAGATCGACAAAACCCCGGAGATCGCCGCCGGCGCGCCGGAGGAGGGGCGCTGGCGCCAGACCGTCCGGATACGCTGGCACGCTGACGTTTTCACCGCATAACCACCGACCGCCGAGAGGCGGTTTTTTCATTCCGGCTCGCCATGTGCGGGCCTTTTTTATTTCCGAAAGGCTTCACATGTCCGCTACTGCAAATGGTATTAACACCCTGCTGGTGCTGGCCAAGCAATCTGCCGAAGGCACCAAGGCGTTGGCCGCCGGCGGCCAGATCTACCCGAACGTCACGGCAACCTTCGACACCGACGCCGACAAGTACTCGAGCAACGAGAAAGACCCAAGCCAGCAGCAGGGCGACACCCGACTGGGCAACTTCCGTACCAGCGGGGACCTGAAAGGAGAGGCGTCGTGCGGCACCTACGCTACCCTGATGGCCGCGCTGATGCGACGTGACTTTACCTTGGCCGGCAGCACGGCGTCTGCCACGACCATCGCGGCGGTCGCAGACGGCTTCACCCGGACCGCCGGTTCGTTCCTGGCTGATGGACACCGCGCTGGTACGGTGGTCCGCGTCACTGGTTTCACCGCCCCAGCCACTGCGAACAACGCGAAGAATTTCTTCATCACCAGCGCCACTGCGCTGAAGCTGACGGGCCAGTACCTCGACGGCAGCGCGATCGTCACCAAAGCCGCAGGCGACAACGTCGCGATCGCGGCACCGGGTAAGCGCACCTTCACGCCGCTGACCGGCCACACCACCGACTTCTTCACTGCAGAGATCCAGCAACCCGATATTTCGGTCCATCGGACGTTCGTGGACCAGCTGGTCAGCAAGATGGACATGGCCGTGCAGCCGAACGGTATGACCAGCTGCGACTTTACCTTCATGGGCAAGCGCGAAGACCCGACTACCCCGGCGGCCTACTTCGGCACGCCGACGGCGGCGCCGGGAACGGGCAAGTTTTCCGGCGCCACCGCACTGTTGTCGGTAGCAGGCATCCCATCGCAAATCTGCACCGGCATGTCGGTATCGCTGGACGGCCAAGTCAAGATCGACCCTGTCATCGGTTCGAAGTACGCCACTGCCGCTTCCCGCGGCAAAGTGCTGGGCACCGGCCAGTTCACTGTGCTGATGCAGGATAGCGCGTACATCGACTACTTCAAGTCGGAGACCGAGGTCTCGCTGGCCTACGCGATGGCGTCGAATAATCTGCCGCTGGCCGACGTGCTTGCGCTCCAGATGGGGCGCATCAAGATCACTTCCGCCAAGGTCGATGACGGCGAGAAGAACAAGATCATCACCTGCCAGTTCGACATTCTGCGCTACAAGGGCACCGACCTGCAGCACGAGTTGACCACGCTGGCCATCCAGGACACCACTCTGTAATCCACCGCCGGCGCCGCCGGCATTCACTTTTGGCGCAAGCCATCACCAGCACCGACCGGTCGCTGTCGCCTTCGCGGGCGCGGCGGCCGGCACGGGCACCTATTATCCCGCGAAGAAAGGCAACACCATGAATACTGCCCAAACCATCGCCGCCGTAGGCTTCGATATCTCCAACCTGACCGCTATCGAAACTGCGCCGGTTACCCATAAAGTCGACGTCCTGTTCAATGACGATGGGGAAGCGGTCGCCGGCTTTGTCATCGTCGGCAAGAACAGCCCCGAATACCAGGCCGAGAATCATGCTATTCGCGCTGAGGGCTTCAAGCGCTCGGCTGTTCGCAAAACCGCGATCGACGCAAAGACCGACGACGGGGCCAGCAAACTGGTGGAAGCGGTCGATAGCAACGCCACGCGTCTGGCGCTCTCCGTGGTGAAAGACTGGTATGGCTTCACCAGCAACGGCCAGCCCACCGCGTACACGAAAGAGCTGGGCTTGGCCGCATTCAAAAAATTCCCCACTTGGGAAGACAAGGTCAATGCCGCGCTGGAGGTTGACGCGAATTTTTTGAAGATCTCGTCGCCAGCCTCCTCGCCTTCGCCAACCACCAGTTCGAACGGCTAAGCAAGGCAGCCGACGGCAGTTCGATCGGCGAGCACGTAGACGCGGCAAAGCGGCACCCGCTGTACAAGCCGCCGGAGGCGCCAGTCGCGCCGGATCTCCCGCACGAGCTCGCCTACCTCTGGGAGTGGTTCCTGAAGCTTAGCCGTAAGCGGCAGAGCGGCATGGGGCCGCTCCCCATCTCCAGCGAAGAAATACTCGCTTGGTGCGCGCGCCAACGCGTCTCCTTCGAGCCGCACGAGCACGACATTCTCGACAGGCTCGACGACCTGTACCTGACGCACCAATACAAGAAGGATAAGTGATGCCTGATATCGCCAGCCTTGGCCTACAAATTGATACCTCGCAAGTGGTCGATGGCAAGAAAGCGCTCGACCAATTTGCGGAGTCGAGCGTCAAGGTCGATCAGGCAGCCCGCTCAGCGAACGGGCAAATGAACGACACGGCGAAGATCATGCGCGCACAAGCGGCCGAGGCGCGCGCCACCGCGGCGGCCAACACCGCGCTCGGAACGTCCTCGGGTAGCGCGTCGATCGGGGCACAATTGTTCATCGAGAAGCTGCAGGAGCAGGCCGCAGTACTCGGCATGAGCCGCTCGCAGCTCGCTGCTTACCAAGCCGCCCAGCTTGGCGTCTCGAAGGAGGCCGAGGCGTCCATCGCCAAGATCAAGGCTTACGAGGATGCAATCAAGGCCGCCGCCGATGCCAAGGCGGAAGCGGCCAAGCAGGCCAACGTCTTGACCGACTCCATCAAGTTGCTGGTAGTCGGCTACAGCGCGCTCAAGGTGGGCGAGTATATCAAGGACGCCGCGCTGCTGGCTGCCCGCTATGAGACCTTGGGCGTGGTCACCGAGGTAGTCGGGCGAAATGCCGGCTACACCAAGGTGCAGATGGATACCGCGACCGATGCGATTGCGCGCCAAGGCATTACGATGATCGAGTCCCGCGAGTCCGCCACTAAGCTGGTGCAAGCCCACGTCGACCTCAAGAACGCCACCGAGCTGGCCCGCATCGCGCAGGATGCCGCAGTGATCGGCCACCTCAATTCGTCGGACGCGTTCGACCGCCTGGTGAATGGTATCTCTCGCGGCAACGTGCTGATCCTGCGGAATATTGGTATCAACGTGAACCTGCAGACCGCCTACCGCCAGATGGCTGAGGAACTTGGCAAGACGGCGGCCGAATTAACCGAGAACGAGCGCGTGCAGGCCCGTTTGAATGCTGTCATTGAGCGTGGCGCTGATATCGCTGGCACCTATGAAGCTGCGATGGATACCGCCGGCAAGCAGATCACATCGATGCAGCGCTACACCCAAGACCTGAAGACGGTAATCGGGGAGACGTTCAACGAGACACTGACCATTGCTGTCATGGCGCTGACCAGCGGACTCAGGGATGCCAACAAAGAAGTATCCGAGCTGTCGAAAAACCAGCAACTGCACGAGTGGGGCCGCAGCCTTGCCGACGTCTTCGTCTGGGTAGCCAACAAGGTCGGTAACGCCACTACGCTGCTACAACAAGGATTCGCCTGGGCAGACCACAAGGCAGCTCAAGATGCCATCGACGCAAAGTACAAAGCCCTCGCCAACGAGAATGCGAAGAACTCCAGCTTTTGGGATGTAGGATTCTCCGACTCCGGTAAGCGGCTGGCCGCTGCGCATGCGGCCGAACTGGCAGAGGAGAATGTCGCCTATCTAACACAGCAGGCGAAACTCTCATCCCAATACGACGCATTCGCCAAGGCTGCCGCCGAGCGGGATGCGACGATCACCGCCAAGCACAAGGCGGAGGCCGACGCACGCCTGAAGGTAGATCAGGACTACGCAGCGAAAGCGACTGCGCTCGCAATTGCAAATGCTGGCAAGTCGATTGAGGTGCAGCAGGCCGCGCAGATGAAATTGATGCAGTCGGTTTACGTCGGCACGCCAATCTACCGCGACACCGAAGGCCGGGAGCCGAAGCCGAAGGTGGACAAGGTCGAGAGCACCGAGCTGGCCGACCGGCTCGCGCGCATTCAGGACGAGGTGAACGCCGACAAGGAAATGTACGAGGCCATGTCGCGCATGGAAGATGCCTTCCACGCCGCAGGGAAGATGGGCGACGAAGAATACTACCAGCTCAAGCGCGACCATATCGAAGCCGCAATTAAAGACCAGGTCTACGGCTACAACAAACAGATCGAGGAGTTGCGCAAGTACCACGACGGAACTAATGCAGAGGCGGCGAAGCACGCCAAGCAAATCAATGATATCGAGGCGAAGCGTGCGCAAGCCGTCGCGAAGTCGCAGGACGAGTTGAGCCTGCTGGATGCCAAGGAATTCCTACGCAAGGACGCGATCGCCGCTGCCTCGGATGCGGCCTCGAACAAGTACCTCTCCGGCTTGGACCAAGAAGCCAAGAAGCTCGAGGATGCGAACGCTGCACACGAGTCCTCGCGCGGTGCTGTTGAGCGCGAAACCATCGCTCGCTTGGACCTGGCGATCGCGTACCAGAAGCAGTTTATCGCCGAGCAGGATCCGGCCAAGGCCACAGCCGAGGAAATCGCGCAGGGCCCGGCTGTGCTCAAGTATCTGGAAGACGTGCGCGCTGCCCGTGCGCGCATTGCCGCCGGCCTCGATATTCAGCAATCCATCCAGTACAAGGACAAGGCTGCTGACCAAGCGATCAAGGATTGGCAGCGTACCGGCCAGATGATCTCCGATAGTCTGACCGACGCCTTCGGCAAGGCCGGCAAGGCCGCTGGCGACATGTTCAAGGCCTACGCCCAAGGTGTGGAAGGCCAACTCCGCGCTCAGAAAGATTTGATAGCAGCGAAGAAACTGGCAGACGACAATCCGGCAAAGATTGAAGCAATAAATCGGGCGCAGTTGAATGGTTCGCTCGCGCAAATCAAGTCGTACGCGGACATGACCACCGCGGCTCAAGGCTTCTTCGCCGAAGGATCGCGCGGCTACCAGGCCATGCACGCGGCATCGGTCTTGCTGCACAGCGCCGAGGTCGCCCTCAGCCTCATCAAGGGTGTCAATGCCGTGCTAACTCAAGGCGAGGGCGACCCATATTCGGCATTTGGCCGCATGGCCGCGATGGCCGCGATCGTGACCGGCCTCGGGGTGGCGCTGAGCGGTGGCAGTGGGGGTGGTGGTGGGCAGTCGGCGGCCGACGTCCAGAAGGCGCAAGGCACTGGTACGGTTTTCGGCGACACCTCGGCCAAGTCGGATTCGATCCGCCGCTCGATTGAGCAGTTGACCACGAACTCGAACGACATGCTGCCGATCAATCAGGGCATGCTGACCGCGCTCCAGAACATCGAATCAGCCATGACCGGCTTGACCAACTTGGTGGTGCGTACTCCCGGCCTGACCGATGGCTCCAACTTCGGCGTGAAGGAGGGCGTGCTATCGATCGGGAACGGCGTGACTTCGGCGGTGACCACGCTGACCTCGCTTGGCGTTGGGAAGTGGACGGAGCCACTATCGAATGCCTTGGCATCGTTCTGGGGAAAGACTACGCAAAAAATCGTTGACTCCGGCTTGCAATACGGTGGCAGCATCCGGTCGCTGCAGCAGGGTATCGGGTTCGATCAGTACGCAAGCGTCGACACCACCAAGTCCAGCTTCTTCGGCTTGTCCAAGAAGACCAGCAACCGTGTCGAAGTGCAGGGCTTGAATGACGAGCTGTCGAAGCAGTTTGGCCTGATCTTCACCAACCTCGACACGTCGCTGCAGGCCGCCGCTACGGCGATGGGTGGTTCGGCCGCTGATGTGACCAAGGTGCTGGACAATCTCACACTGGAAAGCACGAAGGTTTCGCTGAAAGGTCTGACCGGCACCGCGCTGACCGACGCCCTCAACTCCGTGATCTCGAAGTCGATGGACGAGATCGCGGCTGCAGCGTTCCCACAGCTCGACCAGTTCCGCAAGGTGGGCGAGGGGTATGCTGAGACCGTGATTCGTCTCGCCGGCGACTACGCCAAGCTCGATTCGATCTTGGCCGCCAGCGGCACGACGTTCGGCGCCACCGGCATCGCCAGTATCGCGGCTCGCGAGCGCCTGATTGAACTGGTCGGCGGGATCGATAAGCTGGCCAACCAGGCCAATTCGTTCAACCAGAACTTCCTCACTAAGGCGGAGCAACTGGCGCCAGTGCAGAAGTATGTCACCGATCAGCTGGCGGCGATGGGGCTGCAAAGTCTCGACACCCGCGACAAGTTCAAGGACTACGTGCTGGGCCTGGCCAACTCAGGTGCGCTTGCCACCGAGGCCGGCGCGCAGCAGTACGCCGCTCTTCTTGCGCTGGCTGATGCGTTTGCGAAGACGCACAAGGCCACCGAGGACTTGACCAAGTCGGAGCAGGAGATTGCCGACGAACGCAAGGACCTGCAACAGCAGTACGATGAGCTGACGTTGAACTCTATCGATCTATATAACAAGCAGCGCCTGGCGATAGATGCCTCCAACCGTGCGCTGGCTGATCAGGTCAATGCGCTGAACCGCTTCAACAGCGCAAAGAGTAATGCCCAAAGCTCCTACGAAAGCGAGCGGTCGGCCCTGCAGTCGATCATCGACAAGCGCACTCAGGAAGCGGATGCGACGAAAAAGCTGATCGACAGCCTGAACCTGGGCGACCTGTCGACGCTGTCGCCGGAGCAGAAGTATCTCGAGGCCCAGCGCCAGTTCGACGCAGCCAGTACGGTGGAGGCAAAGAACGCGGCGGCACAAACGCTGCTGCAGGCTTCGCGAGCATACAACGGCTCGACGGACGCCTACTCGAGGGACTACGCCAAGGTGCAGGGCGTTTTAGCCACGCAGTTGGCCTCGCAGAAATCGGCGGCGTCGATCGCTCAGCAGCAGCTTGATGTTCTCGACAAGATGGCAGTCGACGTGCTCGGACTCGACAAGAGTACCGATACCCTTACGAAGGCAGTACAGGACTTCCAGAAGGCGACACTGGAGCTTGGCGCGGCAATGATTGCGCTGGCTGGTGCGAATCAGGCGGCCGGAAGGCCTGGAGATTCAGCCCTTGCGGACAAGGGACAGAGTGCAGTGCTGGACGTCATTGACGGCCTGTACGTATCGCTGCTGGGCCGCCATGGCGAGCAGGCCGGCTTAGACCACTGGCTGAAGATGGTGCAAGGTGGAATGAGTTATGACCAGCTGACGGCCAGCTTTATCGGGTCGGATGAATATAAGGCGCTGCACCCGACTCCTCACGCCCAGGGAGGTTTGGCGAATGGCTGGTCGCTTGTCGGAGAGGAGGGACCTGAACTGGTGAACTTTGGTCAGACAGGCCGGGTGTACACCGCTTCGCAGACCCGTGCTGCTCTGTCTGATTCCAGCTCCAGCGCAGAGGTCGCCTCGTTGTTGAAAGAGGTGATTGCGGAACTGCGCTCGGACAAAACCCAGCGAGGTGCCGTGGGTGTCGCAACGCTGAAGAAGCTCGACACACTCGCGGAAGACAACGCGAAGCTCAAGCGCGAACTGGCGAGGGCGTAACCGATGATTCTGATCGAGATCACTGCCGCGATCGATGCGGCAGGCACCCTCACGACCCTGTATCTCTCGGACAACCACTTTGTCACTGCGCCGAACGATACACCTGCCAACGTGGCCTTTAAGCAGGCGCTGAAAGAGCCGGGCAGCATCGGCGTGCACGCCTATTCGGACGGCAAGACAACTGGCGGCGCGACGAAGCTGGAAACCGGAGAAATTGTCGTCATCAATGTTGATGGCCAGTTCGATGAGTGGCTCGACTATGGCTTCGACGGCCGAGCCGTGACTATCCGCTACGGCACCGGTGGCGCCTACCCGGCGGACTTCCAGACTATTTTCACCGCAACGCCCGAGGGGCAGCCCGAGGCTACTTGACGAGTGATGGTGTTTCGGCTACGCGACAAGC